TCGAGCGAATTGAAGAAGCCATAGTAACTATAACGCATCGGCATCTTATTGAGCGTCGTCCCTCTTAGCCCTGGCCAAATCTCTGGAGGGACTACCTCTTGCGCCGATGGAGGGAGGAGGGATAGCTCATTGCTAACTACTGTGAAGGTTCCTCTTGTGCCAGCCCACGTTGGATCCTCGATAAGGTTGACGATCTGATTAGCTGGCCCGAAGATACTATCAACGATTGCGCTCGCAGCAGTAGACGACGATTGACCTAGGGCATCGATAGCCTTTATGAAATAGGTTCCCCTCCTCGCAGGCAGCGTCGTCTGAAGCGTCTGATAGCTAATACGAGTTGCGAGGCTTGTCGCGTTCTCCCATTTGGCAAGCGCAGGATCGACTTCAGGATGCCATGCTATCCACCAATAGACAACGTCAACTTCTGCCGAAGGTATCCATTCGAGTTGTACGTTGCTTCCGACGACAGTCGCATAGAGAGCGATAGGAGGGAGAGGGAGAGCGGACAGGCCAACCGTGTTAAAGGTTATCTGTATGGGGATAGAACGTCGTCCAAGATTATCGAGACAGTTGAGCGTAACGATCCACGACCCTTGACGCATCAGAGGAACGTCTACTGATATGCCTACTATATTCTGCTGCTTGCGATAATCGTTGTTCGGTCCGCTGAGCTCGACAATGTAGAAGGCCACACGTGGATCCGTCGAAGGTTCCCATGATATGATAACTCCAAATTGCGGCTGGCCAGATCCGTCCCTGTATATGTATTCCCTAATGTTGATGTCGCTGCCATTAACGAGTGGGCCAGAAGGAGCAAGAGAGAAGGATGTTGGAGGCAGACGTATCCCTTCATCGACATATACATATTTGCGGTAGTCATAGAAGGTGGAGAGAACCTCATACTCATTTTGCTTATTCTCCTTGACGCTCGCTACTCTCCAGACAGTAGGCTCGACGGATATATCGTGAGCGATCCACATCGAGCCAGGAGGGATTACTTCATCGATGCCAGTCACATCGTAGGTCGTTGGACTTATCTTCGTGACAACTGTCGCCTCTTTAATCGCTGGACCGTCGAGAGCTATGTACATCTTCCAGCCAACATCAATCATATCGGAGGGAGCGTCGATCACGATACGTCCAGGAATAGTCACAGCGTTCTTCGCTGTTGCTGTAACGCGCTGGAGGGGAGATACATCGTTTGGCACGGTGTACTTCCCTCCCGTCACAGGAACGTTCGTGAGGTTGGTTACGCCTGACACTCGAGTAATGGCGATGTCGTAGGTCTCATTACTCATATTGACTTGAACTGTCTCGACGGCTCGTGTGACGGCTGCGTTCGTCGTCACGATTGGAGAAGAAGGAGAGGGAGCGTTGACAAGCTCAGGATAGACACGAATAGTAAAGTCAACTGCCAGGCCTGTCGTATAGGCTGTGTTAAAATAGATATTGACGAAGGCAACTTCTGAACTAAGCGTTCTTGTAATCGTATTCCTTTGTGTCCTCAAGGATGTATTTGTTGGCACAAGAGGGATATTCGTTCCTGCTCCTCCAACTCCAGAAGCATCATATTCCCTAAGATAGAACAAAAGAGAGGTATTTGTTAGGCTCCCAGCAGAGAGACGAGCAAACAACGTCCCTGTCCAGACCTGAGCATTCAAGGCAGGAATAGTAATGCGACCTTCAAACTCTGTATTCGTAGAGCTTGTGGCGCTAGGCGTTCCTGATATCCTTATGTCAATAGCAGGTATGCCATCCTCTACAACTTGTGTATAGGTCCTGCTCAATCCGCTGAGCGTTCCTCCTACTCCCCAGAAGGTTGGCAGTGTAATCGTTCCATTCGCTCCTGCGCCAGACGAGTTGCGTAGGCTATTCGTCGCCTGAGGCTCATTGAGCATTCCGATAAAATCAGCAGTCAGGGTATCGAATGTCCAGCGAGGAGTATCGTTGCCAACGCTAACAAGGGAGGGAGATTGCATCATCGGCCTGCCAATGCGCAACGTAAGGTCTATCGCAGCACCGTTATTAAATCCAAAGAATAGTTGCGGCACAACGCTTGTCGTCGCAACATCCGTCGGAAAGCCATCAGCTGAATACTTCTGCGTCTTGAGAGGAGCGTTCGTCAAGGTATGAAATTGTGGCGAGAATATCTGGCCAGATGACTGAGACCTAAAAGCGAACCTTGGGCTATTAGCGCCAACAGCAATTCCGGCAAACGATCCTCCCATCAATCGAAGATAGACATCACCATTCCAGCGCTGTCCATAGAACGAAGGTATGCCACCTGTCGATTCAAAATTGAGAGAGTAGGTTGAGTTGATCCCAGTCGTCCTGAGCCAGCGAAGATCGATATACTCCATTCCGTCTTCAACGCCAACACCTAGTACCTCTAGCGTACCTGAAGGGAGGGAGCCACTCTGTCCCCAATTAGTAGGGAGCAAGCCACCAGAGCCGACGATGCCGACCCTTGCTCCAAGCATTGTTGGATTGCGCACTCTATTTGAGGAGGAGAAATACCACGCTGTGCTTGGACGCGCAACGGAGGATCCAACAGGCAGAACGTTATAGCTATTCATGAAGTTGTAGTCATAGGTCTGATAGACCGATGGTGACGCTAGTGTCCTCCCTCCTAGACGGACAGTCACACGAGAAGGATCGCTCACATAGATTAGCTCGCCAGGACGAAGGTCAGCATATTCGATAGCTGTACGAAACGTCATCAACTCCGTCTCGTTGTTGCCAGTAAAGATTGACCAGCGTCCATGACGTATCGCTTGGCCCCTAGATGTACAGCCATATGCGACTTGATTTGTATCTCTGTAGGGATACTCCGATATGTAGACTGGATCCTGGACAAGCTCGACAGCCTGTGTATAGTCTAGGTCAGGGTTCACCCACATGACGTTGACAGCGTTGAACTGCGAGCGATAGTCCGTGCTCGCATAATCGAATAGACCTTCGCTGACGTTCGCAGGAGAGAAGAGGCGCTGTGGCTCGTCACCAGGACGATCCTGTACAAGGAAGAGGGTACCGTTGCTGTAGTAAAGGAGAGCACGCATAGAGGAGGCAACGGATTGTAGAACGATGAAGGCATCCTCTCGTGTAGCGATCACAGCGTTACAGGTGAAGCGTGGCTCCTCTCCTCCAAATCCGTTTGATACATACTGATCGTTATACTTGGCAGCCTCATAGAATGACCACTTGTCTACGGAGGAAGCATCCAGGTCACGACCCAGACCGTATCGAGGATGGGTAATAAGATCGTAGAGAACCCAGGCAGGATTATTCGACCACTCAAGCTTGAAGGTACCGTCCCAGTCTCCTACATATATCCTCCCTTGTTCATAGATAGGCACTTGTGTAGGGGAGGTTCCTGTTGTCGGAGTGAAGACGCCAATCCCTCGATAGTCTCCTTCAATCATCTGGCATCCATAGACGATCCACGTCACGCCAGCAGTCTCAACACTCGTCCAGTTCGGCCGAAGAAAGACAGTGCCGAAGATAAAGGCAGATATCAAGCCGACATATTCGACAACGCCAACGATCCTATACTTGCCCCCTCCTAGATCGTCAAGCCTCTTGTATCGTCCTACCCAATCATCAGTACTGATACTTTGCTCGTTAAAGCCCCCATTGGCAGGATTGAAGATGTATGCGTATCCAGCAGTTGGAACTGTGGTGCGTATCTCGAAACGATATTCAGTTGTGCTGCCTGCTGTACCGTTGATCGAGAAGTAATAGACGATTGTGAAGATGCGAGAGGTTGTCGAGACATTCTGTGTGAGGATCGCTACGTTGACTGGCGGATTTGCCCCAGTGACAGTCGTGATCTTCCCTGTTGGAGAGGAGGAGTTATCCACTGTGACGAGAGACGCGCCAGCTGTAAGGCTTCTCCAGCCTCCAGCATTCGATAGGTCGTTGTTGTACTTGAGTAGCTCTGGCGCCGTTGTTGGATCGTCGAGATAGAAGTTGGATGGAACCTGAACGATGATGCCTTTGAGAAGGTATCCTCTCGTGGGGACGTTGGGGAAGTATTGAGCATCAACTGTCATCGCTGCGAGAGCAGTATCTTCATAGATCATCTTGCCATCGACAATCTCCGTATAGCTCGACCAGCCAATTTGATTATTGACATTCGATCCAGACTCAGCCGTCGTCCTAGTAATGCGCACATCGATAGGCTGTGTCTGCGTAGGAAGGTCTACACGTATGGATCTTTCGTAGGCTGACATCGTCTTGCCAGAAACGTTGATCGTAGCATATTCGACCCAGCCTGCTCCAGCAACGTTCATTTCGATCTTGAAGTCTACAGAGGAGCCGTTGACATCGCCTTGCGAGGTTTGTTCATATAGAGCTTGGACACGAGCCTTTATACGAAGGCTGTCAACGCCTAGTGTGATCGATCGCACAACAGGGATATTGTACTTCAACTCGACGCCAACAGATACCTCTGACTCACCTGCTGCGAAGCCAGGAATAATCTCTTGGTCAGGAGCACCGACACGGAAGTAACTCTCATCAACGTTGAAGTTTGCAGATCCTCCTTCGTTAAGCACAGGCGTTCCATCGAGATAGACAGATCGCAGATCGCCAGTCGCCAGCCCCTCGATAACTCCTTCAGATAGAACCTCTAGGATGCGGGCAGTAGAACGAGAGCGAAGTGTGTTGGGGGATTCAGTCGCAACGTGTGTAGACGTATTGCCACCGTCTCCTCCTCCTTTGCCACCACCCTTTCGAGATATGACCTTGTAGACGACATCGTCGCTCATACAGGTATCTCCTCCGTAGCAATAGAACCGTTGATGACAATCGAGCCTGTCATATGTAGGCCGAATACGAGAGGAACGGGTCCACCCTGTTGGCTGTTATTCTTCACTCCGTTGAATAGATAGGAGGGGGCGTCACCAGGCCGCGCCTGCGCCTCTCCT